CAATCCGGCTGCTGTGTATGATGGAACTACATATACACAAATTACAGATGCTAATGCTCCTAATAGTCCTAAGTATTCTGCTGCCTTTAAGAATCATTTGTTCTTAGCTGGCGATGTAACAGATCCTTATAACTTATATGTTTCTTCTCCACTGAGTGAGACAAACTTTAATCCAGCTAATGGTGCTGCTGTTATTAATGTAGGCTTTGAGATTGTTCAGATTAAACAGTTTAGAGATACGCTGTACATCTTTGGTAAGAATGCAATTAAGAGTTTGACAGGCACTAACATCGCTGACTTTGTGGTTGGTGAAGTGACAACAAATTTAGGTTGTGTTGTTCCAGATAGTGTGATAGAACTGGGTGGCAGTTTAGTGTTCCTAGGCCCTGATGGTTTTAGACCAGTGGCTGGAACAAGTAAGATTGGTGATGTGGAATTGGAAACAATTTCAAAACAAATTCAATTCACCATTACATCAATCTTACAAGAACTTGTAGCTGGTTCTATTGATCCAGAAACATTAAGCTCTGTAGTGCTTCGTAAGAAGTCACAGTTTAGATTGTTCTTACCAGCCGAAGGAACCTTTGGTTTGTTAGGTGGTCTTAGAGCCAGTGAAGGTGGTGTGTCTTTTGAGTATAGTCAGATTTTTGGCTTCCCAGCTACATGTGCTGCTAGTGGATATGTTGGTGTAGATGAAATTGTTATTCATGGGGATGCTTCTGGTAAGGTGTACAGACAAGAGACAGGAACTTCTTTTAATAGTACAGAAATCTTAAGTGTCTACCAAACACCTTTCTACTATTTTCAAGATCCTTCAATCCGTAAAAACTTCTATAACATTTCTACATTCTTGCGTAGTGAGGGATCGACTAGTATTGTGATGGGTGTGGCTTATGACTTTGATGACTCTGTTAATGTCTTCAACCCAGCCAACTATAACATTTTAACAACTGGTGCTGCCGCTTATTACAATGAAGCCGTCTATGATGCTTCAGCAATTTACGATGGTAATCCATCACCAGTGGAAAAGACAAACATTGAAGGCTCTGGATTCTCCATTGCTTTCAAATATGTGACTAATGATATAAATGCTAGTCATACAATTCAGGGCTTGGTCTTGAATTATTCGATGAATGATAGACGCTAAGGGGAAACTAAATGGCAGGTTATGTAAGACAGTCGGCTGCTGATATTGTACCAACGGGCGTAGTTCGTGCAGCTCCAATTAACAATGAGCTTAATGCTCTGCGTGATGCCTTTGTTGCTAATGGTGGTCATAGACATGATGGCACTGCGGCTGAAGGACATCCTGTTCCCGTTATTGGAGATGCTGACTTATTAAATAAGATTGCTACAGACACCAGTAATAATAGACATGGTGTGTTTGTTGAGGTGGGTGCTGCTGCTGTTGAGCAGGTGCGCTTTCAAGACGGTGCTATTGTTCCAGTAACAGACAACGATGTTGACTTAGGTACAAGTGCTCTTGAGTTTAAAGACTTATACATTGATGGCACAGCCAACATTGACAGCTTAGTAGCTGACACTGCTGATATTAATGGTGGCACAGTTGATTCAGCAGTTATTGGTGCAACTACACCAGCAGCAGCCACTGTAACGAACTTAACAGTTAATACAGCAGCAACTATTGCTTCTGCTGACATCAATGCAGGTACTATTGATGGTGCTGTTATTGGTGGCTCTTCTGCCTTAGCCATTACAGGCACTACAGTTACTGCCACCACTGGTTTTGTTGGTGGCCTCACTGGTGCTGTCACTGGCAACACTGCAGGTACACACACTGGTGCTGTTGTTGGTAATGTTACAGGCAATGTCACTGGTAATGTTACAGCCTCTACAGGCACATCAACATTCAACGATGTCACCATCAATGGTGGATTGAACATGGATGCTGGCACTGCTGCCACCATCACCAACTTAACTTCTCCTACAAATACTGGTGACGCAGCTACCAAAGGCTATGTTGACACAGCAGATGCGCTTAAGCTAAATCTGTCTGGTGGCACAATGTCGGGTGTCATAGCTATGGGTACTAGCAAGATCACTGGACTAGGTGACCCAACTCTTGCACAAGACGCTGCCACTAAAACTTATGTTGATACATCTATCAGCAACTTAGTAGCTTCTGCTCCCGGAGCGTTAGACACTCTAGATGAACTTGCTGCTGCCTTGGGCGATGATGCCAACTTTGCCACCACAGTTACCAATTCCATTGCAACTAAACTAGCACTTGCTGGTGGCACTATGAGTGGTGCTATTGCAATGGGTACTAGTAAAATTACTGGTTTAGGAAATCCAACTCTTGCACAAGATGCAGCTACTAAAACTTATGTTGATACAGCAGATGCATTAAAACTAGATCTTGCTGGTGGCACTATGAGTGGTGCTATTGCTATGGGAACTTCCAAAATCACTGGAATGGGTGATCCTACAGCAAACCAAGACGCAGCTACTAAAGTATATGTAGACACTGCCGATGCATTGAAGCTGTCCTTAACAGGCGGCACAATGTCTGGAGCCATTGCGATGGGTACTTCCAAGATTACAGGCTTGGGAACTCCAACAGATAATGCTGATGCTACAACTAAATTGTATGTTGATGGCATCTTAGGCTCTGCAACTGCTGCTGCTGCCTCTGCTTCTGCTGCAGCCACCTCTGCTTCTAATGCAGCCACTAGTGCAAGCAATGCTTCTACATCTGCATCTAATGCATCTAGCTCTGCCTCTGCTGCTTCTACATCAGCTACAAATGCTGCTGCTAGTTATGACAGTTTTGATGATCGTTACTTAGGAAGCAAAGCTTCTGCTCCTTCTGTTGACAATGATGGCAATACTCTTTTAGTTGGTGCATTGTATTGGAACAGCACAAGCAATGAATTGTATTTGTGGACTGGCTCAGTATGGACACAAGCAGCTCTTACTGCTGGTAGCTTTGCTACTTTGACAGGCACTGAAACCCTGACAAACAAAACTCTTACAAGTCCAATATTAACAACCCCTGCTCTTGGAACTCCCGCAAGTGGCGTAGTAACTAATCTTACAGGTACAGCCTCTATCAACATCAATGGTACTGTGGGTGCTACTACAGCATCTAGTGGTTCTTTTACTACGTTGAGTGCCAGTGGTGATGTTGCGGCAAATAACGCCCTAATTTATATTACTGGTAATATCTCTCCCGCATCAGCAGCCTCTGGTAAGGTTATGGAAATGACTGTTGATTCTGATCGTGTTGATATGGGTGGCACGTTTAGATCAACAATTCTTTCTTTTGACAGAACAAACACTGTTTATGGCGATCTAAATATACAAGGATTGTCTGTTGGGATAGCGCCAAGCGGAACAATAAGGGGGCTATTTTCCTCTACTGGTCTAGCAGTAACAGGAACTTTTAGTGCTTCGGGTGTATCAACATTCTCTGCTGGAACTGCGGCACTTCCCGCTATCACTACAACTGGCGATACAAATACAGGTATATTCTTCCCTTCGGCTGATACTGTTGCTACATCTGTTGGTGGCTCAGAAGGTATGCGCCTCACCTCAACAGGGTTGGGTATTGGTACAAGTTCTCCTAACGCAAAATTGGAAGTTAGTACAGGTAATGCTTTTCTTAACCAAGACTATAGATTGCAATGGAATGTTGCGGGGTCAGGAACAATTCGTGCTGATATTCGAGGAACTAGCGGGAATGCGCTTGTATTTGGCAATCGTGTTGGAGGTGTTCTAACGGACACAATGACCTTAGATGGCTCAGGCAATCTAGGCTTGGGAGTTACTCCGAGTGCTTGGGGTGCTGGAAACAAAGTTATACAGATTGGAGCTTCAAAGCCACTATTATTACTTTCAGATGGTGCTGGAACTTCTTATATAGGTACTAACTGGTACTACGATACTGGATTTAAATACAGAGACACGGGTTTTGCACTGTCTTATACCCAAGGAAATAATGGTGCACACGCTTGGTTCAATGCCGCATCAGGCACAGCAGGAAACGCTGTCACCTTTACTCAGGCGATGACTCTGGATTCAAGTGGGAATTTGGGATTAGGGACTACAAGTCCTACATCTTTTAGCAGTGGCGCAACAGTAGCAACTATTCTTAAATCTTCTGGTAACGCATCAATGCTTAATTGCGTTGGTTCTGATAGCACATCAAATGTAGGGATTTATTCTGGCATCAATGCCGCTGATAACCCTGCTGTATTTTTTCAAGCTAATTTAAGATTTGGAACAACTACTTCTTCTAACGGGTCTACTGGTTTTTCAGAGCGTATGCGTGTATCAAGCGCAGGCAACTTTCTCATTGGCAGCACAGCGGTTCGTGGTACAACAGTAGGTGCGGCCCATCTTGACTTGTTTGACGGCACTGCTCCTGCGGGAACATTAACCAACGGCGTGTCTTTGTATTCTTCTTCAGGCGATCTGAGGTTCATGGATGCCGCAGGTAATGCTTACACCGTTGGCTTCCGCAACGTCCCGCAGTCAGGCTCTTCCAAGACAGCTTCATACACACTGGCTACAACCGATGTAGGCGAGTACATCTTGCTTGGTGCAAGCGGTGCGATTGTGATTCCTGATGCTACGTTTGCGGCTGGTGACGTTATCACCATCTTCAACAACACCGCCAGCACAGCAACTCTTACTTGCTCAATCACTACAGCATACATTGCAGGTACGTTCACTGACAAAGCTACAATGACATTGGCTGCTGCAGGTGTTGCCACTGTCTTATTCATCACTAGCACCCTGTGTGTTGTTTCAGGAAATGTAACTTAATATGAGTTCAACACAGCAATTATTATTGGGCGAAGGCGCAGGTGGTGGAGCCGCCCCTGCCTACATTGAGGATGTGTTTTCTTGCTTTTTGTATGCAGGAACAAATGCGTCACAGACAATTACTAACAATATTGATTTGTCTGGTAAAGGTGGATTGGTTTGGCAAAAACAAAGAACATCAGCAATAGGACACAGGTTATTTGATACAGTTCAAACACTAGGTAATGAATTAGCATCTAACTCAGCATCAGCAGTAACAAATGCTGGTAATTTAACTGCATTTTCATCAACTGGATTTACTGTTGCATCAAGTATAAGTGATGTTGGTGAAACCTATGCAACATGGACATTCCGCAAGCAACCAAAGTTCTTTGATATTGTGACTTATACGGGGACAGGTTCTGCAAGAACTGTTGCTCACAATCTTGGTTCTGTGCCGGGTTGCATGATGGTCAAACAAACAAATGGCAATAATTTATGGACAGTTTACCATAGAGGCGTAGATGCTACAAACCCTCAAAATTACGGTCTTTGGTTTCAAACTAATGCTAGAGATTTGGACACCTATTGGAACAACACTGCGCCAACATCAACGGTCTTTACTGTTGGCCCTAAAGACGGAACTAACGCTAGTGGTCAAACCTATATTGCCTATCTATTCGCCCATGACGCAGGAGGCTTTGGCCTCACTGGTTTGGACAACGTGATTTCGTGTGGTTCGTTTACAAGTAGTGGAAATTATCCTCAAATTACTTTGGGGTATGAACCACAATGGGTGCTTATTAAACGAACAGATTCTGCTACAGATGGCGATTGGATGTTGGCTGATTTCATGCGTCCGGGCTTTAACGCAAATGCTGCGCTAGGTAATGAAGCAACTTACATATTGAAACCAAACACATCTGGAGCAGAAACAACAGGTGTTATTTACGCTGGCCCTAATGCAACTGGATTTAGTGGATATTTTGGTGCGGGTTCTCGCTCATTCATCTACATAGCCATTCGCAGAGGCCCGATGAAAGTTCCGACAACGGGTACAAGTGTTTTTGAAATAGTAGCTAGGTCAGGTAACAATACAAATACAACTGTTGGCACATCATTAACAGCAGACGCTACAATTATTAAATGTAGAAGTACTGTATCAGGCTCTCCATTTCCGTTGTGGGCAGACAGATTACGAGGCAATCTTTATATCCGTATGGATAACAGCATTGCACCTGAAGCTACTTCAACCAACCTGTTGCAAACTAATCCGTGGGATGTTCAAGCAGGAGTAAAAGTTGGAACTGGTGGTTCATCTTCTAACGCTACTAATGCAAGTGGTCAAACCTACATTAACTATTTATTCAAACGTGCGCCTAAATTTATGGATGTGGTTTGCTACACAGGTGTAAACTCAGGAGGTCAAACACTTACTGTTACTCATAATTTGGCAGTAACACCAGAGTTAGTAGCTATTAGGAATAGAGCTGGTAGTGACTTTTTTGTTTATACTGCACCGACAGGTACGTCAAACACTCTGTATATAAATTTAGACAATGCAGCTACTGCGTATACGTTAGTATCGTCCCCAACAGCTTCAACATTTACTGTAAATGGTGTTGCAAATGTTGACACAAATACATATCTAGCATTTTTATTTGCAACTCTTGCAGGTGTTTCTAAAGTAGGCTCATACACAGGCACAGGTGCGCTGCAAACTATAAACTGTGGTTTTACATCTGGCGCAAGATTTGTAATGATAAAACGAACTTCCTCAACTGGTGAGTGGTATTTCTGGGATAGCACACGAGGTATTACTTCTGGCAATGACCCATACCTACTAATGAACCAAGCTGGCACTGAGGTTACAGGTACAAACTATGTTGACACAGACGCAACTGGATTTAAAGTCACAGCAGCAGCACCAGCAGAAATAAATGGAAGCGGTGGAACATTCATCTTCTTGGCAATCGCATAAGGAACAATCATGCAAATCAGAATCAGACAAACAGGTCAAGTGCTACTTCAGCATGAGTGGGAAAAGTGGGTTGCTCAAACCTACGCCAAGTCATTAAGTGGTATCAGTGAAGAAGCTGTAAATCGCTTTGAATCCGACATTGTGTTTGAAGGCCCACAAGCATCAGGCGGTACTGTTTACCAATACAGCCAACGTGATGGCGTAGAACAGCTAGACGGCAAGTGGTACACAAAGTACATCCTTGGCCCTGTGTTTACAGGCGATACAGCAGCAGCAGATGAGGCTGCTTACAAAGCTCAGAAGGATGCTGAACAAGCCACTGCTATTCGTGCTTCCCGTGATGCTAAATTATCTGAATGTGACTGGACACAAGTAGCTGATTCTCCTGTTGATAAAACAGTTTGGGCTACCTATCGTCAAGCTCTTCGTAATGTTCCTTCACAAGAAGGATTCCCTTGGACAATTACTTGGCCTACTCAACCTTAAAGGAAAACTATGACTACCGCTTGGACAATCTCAACATTAGACCGTGAAACCGCTACAGGTTTTGTAACCACAGCACATTGGCAAGCTACAGCAGTAGATGGAGACTACACAGCCTCTGTCTATTCCACAAGCTCATGGCCTTCTGGTACACCAGAGGT